TTTTCAAGCAGTTCCACAGGATTTACCTCATGGAAGGTTTGCAACATCAGGTAATGAGTTCACAGATAAGAAAGGTAATGTAAAAGTATTATGGCCTGATAGAAGACCTTATTCATGGCTAATGGGAGAAAAAGAAAGATTAAAATCAGAAGGCGATATTGCATACTTTTATCAAGAGTATCAAAATATACCAGTCGATGATAGTTTTAGAATATTTAAACAAAAAGATTTACGATACTGGGAAGGTCGGTATATGTATGAAAAAGAACAAAGTTTTATTATGAGAACAGACGAAGGTAGAAGAGTTCAGTTGCCAGTCAATGTTTTCCTAGGAGTTGACCCTGCATCGAGTGAAAATGTAAAAGCTGACTATACTGTCATTATGGTGATAGCCGTAGACAAAGAATATAATATATATGTTCTTGATTACTTTAGAGGTCAGGTCGCTCCTATGGCTGGAGCAGATAAGTTATTTGAGCTAGCAGATATGTATCATCCAAGAGATATAAAAATTGAAGAAACTGGTCATGTTATGCTAGCAGATTATGTTAGAAGACATTCAAAAGAAACTGGAAGGTTTTATAATATAAATACAAGAAAGGCAATTAAGGCTAAGTATTATCGAATAAAACAAATGCAACCGCATTTTGCATCTCATTCTGTATTCCTGAAAGAAAGCCATGAAGAGCTAGAAACAGAGTTACTAAACTTTAAAGAGCATGGTACATTCAAAAAAGATACGCTTGATGCACTTCGCTGGGCTATTGACGATATATGGGCGCCTGACGTAGAGCAAAATAAGGATGGAGACTGGATGGCTCCACCGCCAATAGTTGAAGTTGACTGGGAGACTGGTCAAATGTTTAGCGCAGCAGATTTTGTCGAAGCTTAACTTTTATGCAACAGATGGCTTAATAAAGTAGATGTGCCGAATTAAAGGAAGATAAAAACTACACGAGAACATTTAAGATGATTATAGTAGGCTTAATACCGTAGCATAGTTCTTACTGTTGCATAAAAGTTATAAGTATGGGAAATTTTGACATTGACCTAGACTTTGGTCAAATATACGAAGAAAAAATACGCAACCTTTTTGAAGGTGAAGGCAGTATTGAAGTAAAAACTGAAAGAGATATATGGGCTGATACTGGCAATGCGGCGATAGAAATAAAGTCTAGAGGTAAACCATCAGGTATTTCAACAACAGAAGCAAAGTGGTGGATTCATGTATTTACTATAGAAAATGATGTAAAGTTTATGCTGATGTTTAGAGTTGATAAACTAAGAAAAGCAGTTAAGTATATGTATTTAAACGACTTAGCACACAAAGTAAATGGCGGAGATGATAATACTTCTGAGTTACTACTAGTACCAATATCTACTTTAATTTTATTAAATAAAAAATTTTGAATATTGGGTTCTAGTTTTGTAAGATTATAACATAACATATGTTAGACTTACGTAAGCTAGAAACAAAAGAAATTTCGGCGGAAGAGGTAAGGTCGGACTATTTATTGTTCGAAAGCTCTTCTAGCGAATATCGTTATCAAATGGCGGAAGACCATGAGTTTTATTTAGGTTCTCAACTTACAAGGTCTCAAAAGAATTACTTGCTCAGTGTGGGTCAGCCCCCCGAAGCTAACAACAAAATACGTCCCGCCGTCGAGCAGGTTTTAGCGAATATCGCCGCATCTGCTCCTGAATGGGATGTTCACGCTGTGGGCAAAACAGATAATGATGCGGCGTTCGTCTTTGACCAACTACTTGATAAAATATGGTACGAATCTGATGCGGATGTACACTTTAGGCAATCTTGTAAAGATTTTATTGTAAAGGGTATAGCTTATATGTACATATACCCTGATTATCAAGGAGATGGTGGACTTGGAACAATCAAAGTAAAAAGAATGCCACCTGAATCTATATTTGTTGACCCAAATAGTTCTTTACCAGATTTTTCAGATGCTAGCGCAATTATATACTCTGATTTACATACAAAAGAACATTTAAAGATTTTATTTCCTCAATATGCAAAAGAAATAGAAAATGCTAAGGAAGACCATTACAGAAACGAACAAAGTTCTGGTAAATATTCAAGAGATTTTATTGAAACAAAAGGTAATGGTGTATTAGACCATCAAAGTAGAGTAAGAAAATACTGTTACTTTGTAAAAGTAAATATACCTCATGCTCTTATTTTAGATACAAATACTGGAAGAACTCAATCATATACAAGAGATGAGTATAAAGAGCTTGTAAAGGATGAGCAGTACGAAGAATTTATAAAACAAGGAATTATTACAGAACAACTTGTTTACAAAACGAGGGTAAGAGAAGTGTTTGTAGTTGGAGACACTGTTCTGTATGATGAAATACTACCTATTTCTGAATATCCTATAGCTGTTGCTTGTAATGAACACGCTGGAACACCATATCCAAGTGGAGATGTTCGTCATGCAAAGACTCCTCAGAGAATGTTAAATAGAACTGAAGCTTTAATTATATCTCATACAAATGCTACTACTAACTTTAAGCTATTGTATGAAGATGGAGCTATAGATGCTAGCGAAATACAGAAATGGCACATACCAAATGCTATAATAAGAGCAAACCCCGGAGCATTAGCATCTGGTAAAATAAAAGAATTTGCTCCACCAGCAGTATCATCGAGTTTATATGCAGAAAAAGGCAGATACGAGGTTGATATAGAAACAGTTTTTGGCGCTTATAAGTTTCTTCAAGGAAACGCTCAAGGCGCACCCGGTACTGTTGGTGAAGCGCAAATAATGGATGAATCATCATCAAGAAAACAAAATTGGAAAATATTGCCTATATATGATATGCTTACAAGAACTGCAAAGGTCATAACTCAATGGATGCCTAATGTTTATGACCAGCAAAGAACATTAAGAATTGTAAGCCCTACAGGCGATGAGAATGAAGTAAGATTAAATATTCCTGTTATAGATGACAAAACAGGTGCAGTAAAAAAATTATATGATATGGAAACGGCTAGATTTGACGTTAGAGTTGTAGTCGGTTCTACTAGAAGTAAGTCGCCAATGGCTGAACTTCAAAAAGATTTAACTCTTCTAAGTGCTGGTATTTATGATAAAACTCAAGTTATTATGAATATGAAAGGCGATATTGATAAATCATCGCTTATGCAAAGAATGGGAGAGATAGGAAACTTACAAGCGCAATTGCAACAAGCGCAACAAGAACTCAAGAGAATGCAAGGTGACTTGCAAACTAGAGAGCGCGAAGTATTCCATGCTAACATGAGAGCTGAAATTAGCGAAGCTACCAAACCTGTAAGTGAGGCAGTTACTAAAATCAAATCAAATGCTAAGCTGGAAGAAGCGCGACAAAGAGATAGGACTCGCATGGTCGGTGAGGAACTATCTATTGCAAAGCAAACGATTAACTCAGAACCAAAAGCTCCGCAAGCATAGCGGATAACTTTAAAGGAGCATCGAATGACAAATGAAGACCAAAACAATCAGGAAGAAGTAATGAACGAAGATAACCTTTTAGCTGAACTTGATGAGTTCAACTCAGGCTCTTCACCGGAACCAGAGGTTGAAGAACCTCAGGAAGAAGAAGTTCTAGAAACTAAACCTGATGAGAATAATGACAATGAAGAACCAAGTGAACAATCTAAGGTTGAGCAATGGTTAATTGAGAATAAATTCGCAAATGATGAAGAAGGAGTTCAAAAACTCGCTGACGCATACAAACAACTTCAGTCAAAGTCTGATAAAGATAAAAACGAATGGACTGCTGAAAAAGGTAAGTATGAAAAGTTAGCGCAATTAGATGAATTTCTTTCAAATAATCCAGATGTAGTTCAAAAACTGACAGAATCAGTTCAAGAAAAACAAAAGGATATGAATGCACCGCCTGTTAAGCCAGATGATTATGATATTCTCGATGAAAGCATTGATAACTCTAGCTCCGCAAAATGGAGAGCAGAGCATGACCAATGGCTTATAAGTCAGGGCGCTACTCAAGCCATGCTAGAAGTTGAAAAGTTAAAGTCTGAACTTACTGAGTCTCAGGCATTTGACGCAGAGA